CAGTCAGGTTCCAGGAGCGATGCGCAATTCTACCGGCGAGGGGAAAAGTCCGACAGGCTGCTAGGCGACGGTTCGCTCCAGATGCAAAAAGCCCACCGCGGGGCTGGGCTTTTCTAGCCAGGGCTCAGTGATTATCCGTCAAGCTCTTGCTCTCGACGCAGTAATCCGTCGCGAAGCAAGCTAACCACGCTACCTGCTCCACCATCATAAACGATGTCGTCGTAGAGCATTGTCGACTGGCGATAGTGACCATTGAGCACCTCAAGCACCGCGCAAATTGAGTCCAATCCCGCCTTGATTTTCTGACGGCTTGCAGGGGGCAAAGGATTAGCAATGCGATCTTGTATGTGCACTAGGTCATTGTGCGCGATCCGCTTGTTACGGTGGGTCCTTGTGAACTCGGCATTGGTCGATGCTGTATCAATAGCGGCTTCTACCCTCGCCCGAGCATTCAGGTCGCTGACCAGAGGCGGAATGGCTTTGATTGAAAGAGTTTTCTTGCCCGCGCTAACCGGAGGGTCTGTAAGCCTCGAAATGCCTAGCATTACTCCGTCCCAAAGCTGTGCCTGCAAAATGCCAAAGAACGTAGGCGCTGAGTCGTTCAAAAGCTGCACGGTCTCGGGATCCACGCCGAAAAGCTGCTCGTACTGTTTCCATAGCAACAAGATATCCAGCAGGTGGTCGTTTAAGTCGCAGTACATCGCCCCAAGATCCGCCCCCATCGCACTAATGCACTGCTTCCGCTTCTCATCCGCACTTATCACTGGCGACGCTCCACATTTTTTTCGATCACTCGAAGCCTGCCACGGCATCGACGACACTTCCAATCTGTCCACCCATCCACCCTGGACGGAAAGCCAGTAACCGGCTAGGTCGGCAGCGTAGTAGCGTTGTGCCTTCAATAAAAGGAGTTGCCATGGCGTTCGTAACGAAATACACCAGACAGTTCATAACCGAAACCACAACACCAGGTCACGATCACTGGAACACGCTTTATGAGCCAGCGGATCGGGTTCCTGTCTCTGGAATATACCGCTGCGAAGGCTGCATGGACGAGATCACTTCGAACGCCGGAGATCCATTCCCTCCGCAGAACAGACATCAACATCAGGACCAATCAGTTCCGATTTTATGGCGCCTAATCGTGCGAACCAAAACCAGCTGATCCCAAACGAACCGCCCCGGTCCGTTGCCGGAAAGCCCATGGACTGGGGCACTTGTGACCTAGGAGGTCAAATGAGTGACGAAGTGCTTCAGAGTGAAATCAAAGCCATCAGCATTGCGGTACGCTGCCTTGCGGCAAGCCTCAAACAAAGCGGCGCGCTAGATGAAGAGCTCTACGTAGCGAGACTCGCTTCTACGATCGGCAGCGATTACAAGCAGGCTCAGAACAAAGAGGTATTTGACTTATTCCTGCAGAATTTCATCGACGACATCAAACGCTCGGGGAACTCGGCTTCCTAAGTTGGTCGATCTTGGCTGCGAGCACCTCATCGCTCGCAGCTCTGCGCTTGCACTCCGCTTGAATTGATCGTTTGATGGCACTCTTAAGCATGCGTCCTCCCGCGGCCTAGCCGCTTCACTTCGCGTCCCGATGACGCAACACAAGGCGCGTCCGGTCGAGCCAGGGCCCGCCGAACACGATGATTTCTGATGGCCGCCCCAGCAGGTGGTGCAGCATGAACGGTCCAGGCCCGAAGACCTCCCCCGCTTCCTCCGGCAGCCGAGCGTCAGCGCCGAGGTAGATGCCAGCATGGTTCGGGTGAGCCGTTCGGCCAACGGCCATGACGATCATGTCGCCGCGCTGCGGCTGGCTAACCTGGTAGAACCCGGCGGACTCGTAGGCCTGCTCGTAAAGGCTCGGGCCGTCTGCCCGCTCCCACCATCCCTCCTCCCGGGCATAGACCGGAAACTCCAGGCCCCACTCCCGCTTGTACCAGTCGGCACAGACCTGCCAGCAGTCCCATGCGCCGTGCACGAACGGCCGCCCCAGCAGCGGAGTGTGTCCGGTCGGGGTGATGCTCCGCAGATCGCCCTCCGGCCACGACAGGATGTACCAGGGTAGACCAGTGGCCTCGCACATAGCCAGGTCGCGCGGTGACGGCCTGCTGGTAGCGTCAGGGTGTGAGTGCACGATGCCGATCACCTCGCCCTGGTCTTCCGCTTCTGCATACTGCTCCGGCGAAATCCGGAACTCTTCAGCAGGGTCGGCGGCGGCGTTTTCACACGGCATATACCTGTGGGAGCGGCCGACAGCGATGATCAGCCCGCAGCACTCGCGCGGGTACTCCGCCGCAGCGTGCGCTTGCACGGCGGCGAGGATGTGTTTGCGCATGGTCAGCTCCGTGCGATGAGGGAAACAGCCGGGAAGCCGCCAAAGGGCAGTTGGTTGCCCTGGCCAAAGCGAACGGTACAGCCTGAGTCGAGACAGCCGTTGCACTGGTCCTTGGCCGGGTCAACCGTTGGGTTGCCGTCGAGGTCGAAGTAAGGGCCGGTGTATCCGCAGTTGGGGCCGCGGTAGCCGGCGGTCATCGCCCAGTGACAAAGCTGGGTCATCTGCCGGCCAATCGTCTCTCCACCGACATCACCGGGGCTGGCCAGCTCCCAGGCCACCGTCTTGCCGTTCTCCGACACCTTCTGATCGATGTACCAGACCTCAATGGCTTCCTCGGTTGGGTCGGCCTCCGGGTTGCCTGCCGGAAAATTCACCGCATCCAGGTAACGCGCCATCGTGTGGCGCATGGTCAGCTTGAACTCGAGCAGGTTGTCGAAGGCCACGCACAGCGCAGTGATCCTTCCGTTGACGTTGCCCACCGTCAGCGTTGGGCGCACGGCGGTACCGTCCGAGTTCGCTTCGATGCCCTCGATCTGCATGGGCCAGGCACCGTACTCGTTGCCCTGCCACCAGATCGACTTGGCCGGCAGCTGGTCGGCGTTCGCGCCAGCCGCTGCAAGCTCCTGAGGCGTGTGTGGAATTGCGTGCCCGTGGAAACGCAGCGTGTCGGCACCAAAGTCCGAGCCATCCAGCTCGAACAGCAGCACTTCGCTGCCAGGCTCCAGGGTCTGGATGTCTTTGATCAGCGACATACTCGCTCCCTATGGGTGGAAAGCCCGCTCGAAGGTGGCGGAGACCTTGAATCGACCGCCGCCCACAGGGGTGGGCTTGGGGTCTGCGCAGGTGAACAGGCCCAGATCGCCGAGCGGCGTAGACCAAAGGAAGGCCTTGGCGCCGCCGTGCCGGTCGAAGAACTCCATGATCTTGCGGACCTGGGCCTTCGTGCCGGTCACGCTGATCGGGTAGCTGTCCTCCTTGTTGTTAGGACCGTCGCCCACTACCTGACGGTACCCGCCGCCAAACCTGGACTCGCGGACCCGGTAGGTGATGTCTGGTGTTTCGCCGCGATGCGTCGGCCAGCTGAACGTCTCGATGGCCATCAGCGCCCTCCTTTAGTGTTCCGGTAGCTCACTCCGCCGGGTCGCCAAGAATCTGCAACAGCCTTCTCGGCAGCGAGCTGCATCTGCTTCTGCATGTTTTGCTGAAGCAGCGTCTGGTCGAGCTCCATGCCTTCGTCACTTCGATCCGCAACGGCTACGTTGACCGGTGCCGACACACTGATCATCGTGCCCGAAGTGCTCGTGGTAGCGAGGGTTGTAGCAGGCCCAGCGCCGAGCGGGGTGATGGTGCCGCCCTGCTCCCCCATCATCAGATAGGTCTTACCACCCTGGTTCAGCAGTTCTGGCCCAAGTTCGTTGACCTGGTAGAGCGAGTTTGCTGCTACCGGGCCGCCACCGGCGCGCTGGCCGGAGACGAAGTTGTCCATGATCTCGGGGCTGTATCCGGCCTGGGTTGAGCCCGCAGACGTTACTCCGCCACCTAAGTAGCTTGCTGCTGCAGACGTACCAAAGCTCACAAGGCTGCCCAGCAAACCAGATGCGGCCTGCTGAGTGGCGATGCGCGCCATGTCAGCCAGAATCGACTTGGTGAAGTCCGAGAACGAGAACTTGCCAGTCATGGCGAAGCTCACGACTGCATCCTCCATTGAGGTGAAGGCATTCGTGAACAAGCTTTTCGTCTGCCCGGCAACATCCCGCGCCTGATCCAAGTAGTTCTGGAAGGCCGAGGATGCTCCTTTGCGCCAGTCGCCTTGGGCAGCCGAGATTTTGTCGTAGTTATCCACGACAGTGTCGCGGTACTCTTCCTCGGCTTTGCTCAGGATCGCCAGGTCGCGCTGGTAGTCATCCTCGCTGTACTTGTCCGGCGCGGTGCGGCGGCGATCAAGAAGCTTGGCACGCTCATCATTAAATCGATCAGTTGCTCCGTCCAGGTCGCGCTGCAGGCCAGCCTGCCGATCTCCTAGACCAATGGCAGCCGCAGAACGGTCACCGCTAGTCGAAAGCGCAGCGCGCTGGCGTTCAAGCTGATCCACATAGGCCTGGGTAGCGGCGGCCTGCTTGGCCAGTCGGCCCTGCTCATTGGTCGCCAGCACCGAGAGCTCGGTATCGGCGTCCTTCTGCGCCTTGACCATGGCGGCGCGGGCATCCGCGATTTTCTGGTCAAGCTGGATTCGCCGCTGGGCGCTGGTGGTGTTCTTGCCTTTTGCCTCCTCCAGAGCTTTGATCTCGGCCTCGTAGGCGTTCGTGACCTCGGCCTTCTGCTGCTCGATGATTGCGGCCCGCTGGGAGGCATACGACTCCTGGGAGATCAGGCCGGCCTTCTGCGCCGCATCCAGCTCCTTCTGGTGGTTTTTATACTCGGCCAGGATGGCGCTCAGCGCGTTCTTCTGGTCGTTGAACCCGGAAAGGTCGACCGACGCAGCTCGTCCAGCTGAATCCTTGAACTGTTTGGCGATGTCGGCCTGCACCCGAGCGATGTTCTCGGGCTTGAGCCGCTCATCATTCGG